GGGGAGAGGGATGGCTGAGTTGCGGAGAGTCGGAGGTAAGATGGAGTCCTCTAGGATATTTGGAGGTCGTAGAGCGTTATTACCCTATGAAGTCCAACTTTGTGAAGCTTTAGGTATTACAGAAGAAGAGTATTGGCAGTTTATTCATTTAGCTGAATCAGTTAATGGAAAAAGAAGAAAAGAATATGATTTAATTCCAGATATTGTTAATATGCCACCTGCGACTATAGCACCTTTCGTTATTGGTAGTGTAAGTATTGGTTTTTATGGAATGGTTGCAATTGGGGTTGCTTTAACATATATTTCTTCAGCTTTAGCACCAAAACCAAAAGCACCTAAAACTCCTGCAAGTTTACAAACTGAAGGTTCACAAGCATCGAGAAGATTTGCACCTTTATCGAGTTTTAATTCTCTACAAGAACTCGCTACTCTTGGTGAAACTATTCCTTTAATTTTTACTAAAAGAGATAATTCTAAAAATATTGGTGGAGTCAGAGTTAATAGCAAATTGATTTGGTCACAATTAAAAAGCCTTGGTACGTTTCAACAATTAAAAGCTGTTTTTATGCTTTCAAGTGCAAAAATTCCTACTAAACCTGACTTTGAAGGATATGCGATTGGTGATTTACTTTTAAAAAATTATACAAATTCAAAATTAGCTTTGTACTATAAAAGTCAATTAAGCACTAACAATAGATTATTAGAAACAGATAAATATCCAAATGGAACTTTAGCTAGAGAAAAAGATAGAAATAATAATGTTACTAATGATGTATTTAGTGTTGATTGGGATGAAGACAATACTTTTAACAATAAAATCTTTTGTGGAGTAAGAACTCCTACTACTCAAACAAGATTTGGTTGTTACGCTCCAATGCCAAACATGATGAGATTTCAATTGCCTTATGAATTAATCTTGAAAGCAAAAGATGCAAGTAATAAAGATGACATTACAAAAAAAAGAAAAAAAATTGCTAACTATTATCCTAGGTATGCAGGTTTTATGAGGATCAATAATATTGAGGTAGGAGGACGATTGACCTTAAATAAAAATGATGTGGTTCAATATAAAATCGGTCCATTTAATCCAATTAATGATGTTGGTGGAGATTTTAGTCCTTGGGGATTGCAAGATGTTAAAACTGCACTTGATTCTGACAGAGAAAGAATAGACGATAATATTTCAAAAGGAGATTCTTTTTTAATTGGTTCAGCAATAGGAACATGTGCAGATATTGAACCAAATTCATTATGGAGAGAAAATACTTTTAAAAGTTTTAATTTTTTAATTACTGATCTTGGTGCTGACAGTATTTCGCAATTAGACATGCTTGGCAGTAATGAACATTTAAAAGATAGGACAAAAGCTGCGTGGGAAATGAACACGTTACAAAGAGTTTCTATAGCTACTATTTCTAATAATAGAGAGTGTGATGTTACAGAAATAGGTTTAAAGTCAAAAGTATTTAAACAAATTACAGGTTTTCCTAATGTTAATAGTCATCCAGGAGGTTTTAGTTATTCAACTCCAACTGGTACATTAGAAACTTATCAAAACGATAATGGAAATATTACGTTAGGAGCACTAAACAAGTATGTAACAAGATATAGTTTTTTCAGATTACAAGCAAGAAGAGCCAATACTACTGAAGATTTTATAACTATAGATGATGGCAAACCTTTTGCAATTAAAGGTAGGACACCACAGTTTCAATATAATTTTATAAGAATAACTCATCCAAAAGATCAATATGAATTTAGGTTTTTACCATATCCAGGTAATGAAGTTAAGAGAAATTATGTAGATAACTTAAGTCTTGATAAGAAAATACGTTTATTAACTTCAGATGGTACTTTGCAGAGTTTTAATAATAATACATTGGGATTTTCAATAAATTATTCTGGATTTGATGTAAAACTTACAAAAGGTGATGCATCTAATTCTGAATGGTATTTAGGCACTGTTCCTGAACAAACTTCACAAGTAGTAGGTTTAAGTCAAAACAGTGTTGGTAATGTTGGTAGCGGAACTCAAGAATGGACAATACAAGAAGAAACTTTTGATGGTGATAATTTTACACAAATATTTGACCCTGCAGTATCTGAATTACCATTTAGCGATGAAATAATTGTAAATTTTTATTTTGATGATGGTTTTGAAACATTAACTTTTCCAATTAATACTGATATAAGTGAAATGTTTTATACTGTAGGTAGTCAAAGGTATCGTGTTGGAGGATTTGAGGTAAGACGAGAGGATGACGATATAGAATGGTTTGAACATAAAATCATAAGGGAAGCTTTATCACAAACAGGTGCAACTGTTATCAGTACACATGCTAATGTATCTTTATCAACTGCTTCTGGGCCTGGAAGCGGAGCAACAGTTACTATTCAAGGATTTAATACTGGTGGTCATTCATGGTTTTTAACAAATGGAGGAACAGGATATGCAAATAATTCAACGGTAAATATCCCTCAAGCAGGAACTTTCCCTGGTTTAAATGGTGTTCAAGTAATAACTTCAAGTCAAGAGTTTGTTACAGAACCTTGGCCTGACAATGAAATAGGAGATGCTGAAAAGAATAGAAATTTGCTCCCCTATGGTGCGATAGCTGATTTTATTACTTTTGAGGCTGAAAATCCAAGTCACCTAGATCAGCCAGAGCATGAGATTGTTTACATTAATGAGCAGGTTAAACAATATGGTAGTGCAATGCAATATCCAGACTTATCTGTTGCGGGTCTTAGATTAAATAGTGGTAAAGAATTTTCCACTTTTAGTCAGCTTTCTGTTTATTTTAAAGAAGGGTTGCATATAAAAAATCTTATAGATAATTCAATAGGTGCAAGTAATTTATTTCCTGATATTGTTTTTGCTTTATTAACTGATCCTTTAATTGGTGCAGGTGATTTAATTGGTGTTAGATCTGTTGATGAAGAAAGAATGAGAATAGCATCTAAATTTTGTAAAGCAAATGGATTTTTTTGGGATGGTGTAATTGTTGACGAAAAGAATTTAAGAGAATTTATTTTTCAAAATGCTCAATATTGTTTATTAGATTTTACAATATTAGGTGGTAGATTTTCTTTATTTCCCTCTGTTCCTTTTGATCCAAATACTTTTTTAATAGATAAAACTCAGAAACCATTTATAAAAGCTTTATTTACTGATGGTAATACAAAAAATTTACAGATTAGTTTTTTAAGTGCAGAAGAAAGACAAGACTTTAGAGGTTTTGCTACATATAGACATGAAAAAGAAAATGGTTTTCCTGAAGCTAAAGTAATTAGTAGAAGATTAATTACAACATTGGATAGCGATCCAAGAGAAAATTTTGATATGTCTTTATTTTGTACAAGTGAAACTCATGCACAAAAATTTTTAGATTATGCTTTGCAAGTTAGAAATAAAGTAGATCATGGTCTTAGTTTTGACACTACGCCACAAGCAGCGATGCACCTTGGTCCTGGAGATTACATAAGAGTACACTCAGAAGCTAGTCATACAAGTCGTTTTGCTAATGGTGTAATAACACAAGATGGAGAAATACAGTCACAGATTAATGTAACAAATGGAACAAATATAATATTTTGGAAACCAGGTAGTGCTGTTGTGTCTAATCCAACACCTTTACAAATATCTAATGGTAAGGCTTCTAATTTTGATTTACGGGGATGTGTATTTACAGTACCAGATACATCTGCTTCTGATCGTGTTTATAAGATTGAATCTATATCTTACGCAGAAGATGGTTTAATTAATATTTCAGCAAGTCATGCTCCTTTATTTCACTCAAGCAATTCACAATTAGACGGTAGATTAGCAATATTGCAATATAATAATAATGAAATTGTATAATTATGTCATTTCAAACTTTTCAATCTTTTCCTAATATTCAACCAAGTTCTAGAAGTTATACACCAGGATCTTATCCTCAGACAGAATTTATTTCACAGAATGGTGCTAAGAGTGTAATTAGATATGGAAATAAAAAAACAGATGCAAAACTTTCATTGGGCTTTACAAATATTACAGATTTCCAAGCAAATCAGATCTTAGATTTATATGATGCTGTTAATAGAGATTACGACTATATTTTTTTTGGTGATTCAACTGCTTTAGCAGGAATTAATGACACTAATTTACGTAATAAACAAAAAGAAAATGATAACACTGGAATTAAGTTAAGATATAGATTTGATGGTCCCCCTACAGTAACAAGTGTCAGACCTGGCATTTCTAATGTTCAATGTAAATTTGTCGCATGTCTTGATGGGGATTAGAATGAATTTAAAATTTATTTAAAACGATGGCTGGCTACTATTCAGGAAAAGAAGGTGAATTACTGATAAATGGTACAAAAGTTGCCAAAGTCAGGTCATGGTCTTTTACTTTTAATCAAGCGATATTAGAAACTGTATCTTTAGAAGATACTGATAGAACAATTATTCCAGGAATTAGAAGCTATACAGGAAATGCGAGTATTTATTATTATCAAGATTCTGCTGGATCAGGATCTGGCTCTTTAAGTACTCTGATAAATAATGTCATTAAAACAGGTAGTTCTGCTGGTGATGGTAGTAATACAGAAAGTACTACAAATTTTGTGTTTAAATTAAGAATTAAAGATGGATCAAGTAGCGGAAGATTTATACAATTTGCAGCACAACCTACAAGTTTGACAATGAACAATAGTGTAGGAGAAGTAATGGCAGCAGATTTAAATTTTGAAGTTAATGGAGCACCTACTGGCCTTGCATTATAAATGGCTATATATTTTGGATCTACAGGTTTTATAGAATTAAAACGTGATGCGCTAAATGCAGATTTAGCTACATCATTAGATCCTGCTGATATTAATACAACCAAGAAAAGATTTTCTGTAGAAGATGTTGTTGGTTCCTTAATAACAGGAGATCAGATAGAAATTGAAACTGTAGATAAAAGTAATTTAGAGTTATTAACTGGTCATAATTTTCCTGACTTATTGAAATTTATACATATTGATGAAATGGGTGGAATTAAGTTATATAACAGTTTTGCTGCTTCTTTAGCGGGTGAGACTTCAGATGCTCTACCTCTTAGTGTTCCTTCTTCAAAAAAAGATATTTTAATAAGGACAAGAAATTCTTCATTTAAACCACTTGCAAAAATTACAGAATTTGAAATAACTACTACTAGAGATACTGTTGATGTAACAAATTTAGGACAAGAATTTAGACAGCAGTATGAAAATGGACTTATATCAGGGCAAGGAACAATACAAACTATATGGCAACATAGACATTTTCAGTCTGATACAAATGATTTTATTAGTCCAGAATTTCCTGTTTACTTAAGTCAATTATTGGTAAGAATGAAACAGGGTTCAGATTTTGAAGGTAGATTTTATGTATATCATGATCCAGTACAGACTGTAGATAGTGTTTGGTATCAGTCTTCTTGTGTTGTTACGAATGTAGCGATATCAGTTCCTGCAACAGGAGTAGTTGAGGCGAGAATAGAATTTGTTACGAACGGAGAAATAAGATTACATAGTGGAGCACCACCAGCCTTCTTGTTACAGGAAAACAATAATAAGATCTTGCAAGAAGATGGTAATGGTATTTTACTTGAAGATACTTAAATAGAGATTTATGATGTACTTAACGACTATCTAACATGGCAGATCTACAAATTACACAACTAGCTGAATTAGGTTCAGGTAGTTTACAGGCAGCAGATCCTATAGCTGTTGCAGATGTTAGTGCTTCTGAAACAAAAAAAATCACTGCAAAAAATTTAGTACAAGGTGCATTAGGGCTTGTAGATGCTGCATCAATACCAGCTAATGCTTTAAGTTATCCTTTAAGTGCAGGGGAAATTATTACAGCTTCTCTTGCTAACGATGCTGTAACGAATGTAAAGATATTAGATGGAACGATAACAGGTGCAAAATTAGCTAATAACACAATTACAGGAGCACAGATAGCTGCAAATTCAATTACAGCAAATGAGCTTGTAACTGGAATTATAAATGCTTCTTCTATTGCAGATGCAAGTATTACTGAGAATAAATTAGCTGATTTAGCTGTAACAAATGGAAAGATTGCTAATAGCACAATAACTTTTGCAAAAACAAACTTTAGCAATGGTGATATACCTGGAGCAAAATTAACTTCTGGTTCTATTACTTCTACACAGTTAGCTAATGATTCCATAACTGCAAATGAACTTGCTGATAACTCTGTTGATACAGCAGCTATTGTTAATGGTGCAATATCAGGAGTAAAAATTGCTACTGACACAATAGAAGCAGGTAATATTGCTAGTGGTGCCGTCGGTTCATCTGAGCTTGCAAACAATGCGGTTATAAGTGCAGCTATTGCATCAAATGCGATTACGACTGCAAAGGTTACAGATCTAAATATTACAACAAGTAAACTAGCTGATAATGCTGTTACTGCTTTAAAAATTGCAGATAATACTATTACTTCTACACAAATTGCTGCTAATGCTATTGGAGCAAGCGAATTAGCAGATAATTCTGTAGATACTGCTGCTATTTCTAATTCTGCTGTTACTGATGACAAAATATCAGGTGTTTCGGGTACAAAAATTACAGACGGAAGTCTTACGGCAGCTAAATTAAATACATCAAATCTTGATAGATCTTTAAATGTAGCATCTGGTAACTTAGGAATTAATAATGCTGTAACAGGTGGAGCTTCTTCAAGAAATGGTATTACTTATAATAGTGAGGGTCTTATTACAGCCACAGCAGCATTAGTTGCAAGTGATTTACCAGAAGCAACAGCCACTACCATAGGAGCAGTAAGTATTCCTTCTTCAGGTGGTTTAGCTGTTTCAAACTTAGGTGAAGTATCTATAAATAATACAGTTGTTGGTAGAACTCGTTCAGGTATTACATTTAATAATCAAGGATTAATTACTGGTTCGGTAGATCTTACTGGTTCTGATTTACCTGCTGCGACTTCCACTTCAAAAGGTGGTGTTATTATTCCTGCTGCCTCTGCACCTTTAGCTGTAGATGTTAATGGTATTTTATCAATCACAGATAGTGGTGTTACTCCTGGAACTCATATAAAAATTACTGTAGATTCAAAAGGTTTAGTGACTTCAAGTTCAACTCTTGTATCTGCTGATATACCAGATTTACCCACAAGTAAAATCACTTCAGGGACTTTTGGAACGAACATATTAGCTAATGATTCTATAACTATGGATAAGCTTGCAAACTTATCTACTGGTTTCATACAAGAGGCATCACCTGATATTTCTGATTTACCAACAGGTGTTTTTTGGTTACAGGAATCAACAGGACAGTTAAGAATATTTAATGGCAACAGTTTTTTCTCAGTAGGTTTTGGACGATTATCAGAAGAAAACTTAAGGTTCTGCGGTACTTTTGATGCAACAAATGGATTAATTGTTACATTAACTTCTTTTGGAATACAGTCAGGTTTTACTGCTGGTAATGCAATCCCTGCGGGGACGGCTGCTAATACAGGGGCATACTTTGTTTGTCAAACACCTGGAAATGGAACAGCAGTTGTACCAACAGTTACTTTTGATGCTGGTGACTGGTGTTTATGTATGGGTGTCAATGATTGGGATAGAATTGATACTTTATCAGGAGCAGGAAGTGTTAATAATTTAAATGATCTTACTGATGTGAATGTTAACAGCCCTGTCCAAGGTAATTTATTGCAATTTGGATCTACTGGTCAATTTACAAATGTACAAATCCTTGAAGCGGGAACTTTTTAATACGGTAAGATATGAGTATCCCATGTATATGGGTGATTTTATGCTTGTATAAGCTATGGCTTTAAGAATTAAATTAAAAAATAGTGTTGTACAGGACAGAATTCCTACAACATCTGATTTACCTGCTGTTGGAGAGCTTGCAGTAAATGCCAATATCAATAGTATTGGTGGTTTTATGCGAGCCAGTGATAATAGTATTGTAAAAATATTTGGGCCAGGAAGTTTATCTACTCCTTCTGCCAGTAATACAGTTGCAGGTATTTCTGAACTAGCAACTAATGCTGAAACAACTAGTGGAACAGCAACTGACAAGGTTGTAACACCTGCTGGTTTAAATGCTGTAACGGTAGCAGAGAGAACTACTTCTGATAGTACATATCTTGCATTGACTGGTGGGTCGTTATCGGGAGGTTTAACAGTTTCAGGAACAGTAACAGCTACTGCATTAAGTGGAGATGGTTCAGCTTTAACTTCTATTCCTGCTGGAGAACTTACTGGTACAGTAGCTGATGCTCGTATAACAAGTTTGACAGCTTCAAAGCTTACTGGTGCATTACCAGCAATTGATGGATCGGCATTAACAAATTTACCTGCTGGAGGTTTAAGTGATATTGTTAATGACACAACACCAGAGCTAGGTGGTGATTTAGAAACTAATAGTTTCAATATTCTTATTGAGAATGAAAAAGAATTACGTTTATTTGAAAATTCCTCAAATGGTACAAATTATACAAGTCTTAAAGCAGCGTCCTCAATAGCTACGAATACAACATTTACCCTACCAAGTTCAGATGGTTCAGCTAACCAATTTATAAAAACAGATGGTAATGGTAATCTTAGTTTTTCATCAGTCTCCGTTACTCCTACAGCTTTATATGCTTGGGACTCTACAAGTACTCAAGTTCTTTTAGCTAGTAATACTGAAATTAAAATTGGCGGAGCTAGAAAGCTTTCATTTGATAGAGATAGCAGTAACGCTAATACCGTATCGTTTATAGCACCGTCTTCACAACCTAACGATATTACTTTTACGTTGCCCGCAGCAGATGGTAGTAGCGGACAAGTTTTAAAAACAGATGGAAGTGGAGTCTTAAGCTTTACTGATGCAGGATCAGGTTTGGTTGGCAGTTCAAACGAAAAGTTATTTGTTGAAGCAGAAAACCAAATGGATAACAGCTTTACTACGACAGCAAACTTTAACTATGTTGCAGCTAGTCCTATGATTGTTGCTTCTGGTGCTACCCTAACAGTGAGTGCAAACTCCACCATGACCTTTGTTTAAAAGTGGATATATTTATAAATATGATTTACAATAGAAAAAACAGTTTTTAAATATGTCAAAAGTTATTGTTGACGAAATTCAAACTGATACTGCAGATGGAAATGTAAGAATTATTCCTAACGGTACAGGTAAGTTAGAGATTAAGGGTGCGGGTGGAGATGACGCAATGATTCGGTTAAATTGCTCTGCACAAACTCATGGTGTAAAGATAAAATCTCCCAATCATATTGCTGGTCAGTCTTATACAATGATTCTGCCAGATAACAATATTCAGGCTGGTAAGTTTTTGAGAGTAAAAAGCGTTACAGGAACTCCAGCAAATGAAGCAGTAGGACAGTTGGAATATGCAGATGCAGGTGGTGGTGGTGCTTATGATTTTGTAAGCAAAACTTCATTAACATCTACTGCATCTCAAATAGATTTTAACCCTACAGGTGGATTAAGTACTGGTGTTTATAAAATTGTAGGAAAGAAAGTTCTTAGAACTGCAACCTATAAAGTAGAAATTGCACCATTTATAAATGGAGGCAGCAGTGTTGTAACTGGTGGATGGGACTACGTTTATAAAAATTATGGTAATTATTCTCCTTATGTAAATAATTACCTGCAAGACCGATTAGTAATAAATCATGGTGGTACTGTTGTAGCTTACAGTGGGAATGATGGTGGTGAATCATTTGAAATAGACTTTAGTACTGAAAATAACAGTTGGATTAGAGGAATATCTCAAGGTCTAGGATCTCAATTAAACAGGATTGAATTTAGTGGAATATTAAGACACTATAACTATGCACCTGCAACAAATAGAGTATCTGGTTTAAGATTTACTGTTGACAATAGTGGTACTTTTAACGTAGGTACTGAAATGATTCTTTTCAAACTTAAAGAAAGCTAATGAACAAGTATTTAAATGGTGTATTAGTCGCAATGACTGATGCAGAAATCGCAGAATACAATGCAAGTCTTCCAACAGATGCTGAAATTCTTGCTGGAAAATGGCAAGATGTACGAACACATAGAAATTATTTATTAGCAGAATGTGATTGGAGAGCTTTTAGTGATGTTACTCTTTCTGACGAATGGAAAACCTATCGTCAGGCTCTTAGAGATGTCCCAACACAAAACGATCCAGATAATATTACTTGGCCTACAAAACCTAACTAAATTATTATGTCAACAATAAAAGTAGATACCATTCAATCTAGACAACACTCTTCCTCAACAATCAATCTTACTAACACTGGTGCGACTGTTAATGGTGATTGTACAGCTACAACTTTTTTTGGGTCAGTTGACCTTTCTGGTTTACTTAAAGAAGGTGTCAAAATAACTAATGGCAAGTTAAGTGATAATACAAATATTGATTTAGAAAATGGAATGGTGCATTACTTTTTAACTACAGAATCAACTACATCTACACCTAATATTAGATTTAGTAGTTCCGAGACTCTTAACAGTAAGATGTCTTATGGAGAAGTTATATCAGTGACTATTATCACAAATGCTGGTGCTGCTGGTTATTCTGCACAATTATCAATCGATGGCACTACAGGTTTTGGATTAACTCATTGGGTAGGAGGATCTGCACCTTCAGATGGTGGTACAGGTGGTGTTGATATTTACTCTTACACAATAATAAAAATAGGAGATGCTACATTTAAAGCGATTGGAAACCAAAGTAAAACATCATAATTAATGAAGCAAGATTTTTGGACATACAACAAACCTTTGTCAATGACAGGTCTTGGTGGTGGTGCTGCTTCACTGTCTGTTGTATCAAGTGGAGATCCTTATGATGCTGCTCATAGTGGATTTTTTTCAAAAAGTGCTAGTCCTTTAGATTTTGATAACTCATCCTATGATGAGTTTTCATCTTCTGGTACAAGTGGATTATCTGGCAATACGCATGATGCCTACGGATCTGCATTTTTTGATAATTATAGTCAAAAAATATTTGGTAATAACAATTACACTAGTGCTGTTGATCCTTGGATATGGGATTGGAGTAATGGTGGCTCATCCTATACTGGAAACGCTAATTTTTATGCAGTAAGCAGTAATGGCTCTGCTTTTGCAAATTTAGATAATGCCAATAATAGTGATACAGCAGGTGATCCGCACGCTGGCGGTTTCACTGTTGGTTATCTTGGAGATCAAACTCCAGTTTTAGTAGCTGCTGGCAGTTCTAGTAATCGTAGGTTTTATTTTTTTGAATATCCAAGCGGTAATTTTATAGGAAAATGCAATATAACTATTGGTGGGACTAATGGCCCTGAGTCATCTAGTATGCACCAAGCTAAAATAGCTTTTACTGGAACACATATCATAACAATGCGTAGAGGTTCTCACAGCAGTGGTAATGCTTATATGTATGGTTTTCCCATGCCAGCAAGTACATCAAATATAAGTACTGCTTCATCCAACGACATGACAGCAAACTTAAGATGGACAATGGGTTATGACGGTAATTTTCATGGATTAGCTTGGACAGGTGATGGTGTGATTATGGGAACAAATGGTAATAGACAAACTGCTGAATATAGACGATTGACTAACAATGGAATGAATGGTACAAGCACTTTAATAAGGTCATTTGCGTATGGAGAAAATCTTTGGAGTCTGGGAATAGATTATCAAAATAGAAAATTAATATTAGGGGGTTATAACGGTGACAAATATAGAGTTTTTGGAGAGTAAAATTGCTTGTGAGACAATATTTAAAATTAATAGTAAAATTAAACTAAAGCAGTAAATTATTATGTCGACAATAAAAGTAGAAGAAATACAACATCCGTCCAACTCTGATAACGCAGTATCTATAGCATCAGATTCTAGTGTTGCATTAAAACACAGTGGAAATCAGAAATTAGTTACCAGTTCAACAGGTGTAAGTATTGATGGAACGTGTACTGCAACATCATTTAGCGGTTCAGGATTAGGATTACCTGCAACAGGTGGTACGTTTACAGGTTCCGTTGTTTTTGAAGATGCAATAAATGA